CGGTGACGTTAGTGCTATTCCGTTCTCAACTATTGTTGACAGTGGTGGTACATTTACTACTATTGGTGCTCCAAGTGCGATTGTTAAAACACATACAGATGGTTCGATCAATGTACAAGCATTAGATATTGACAGTGCAAGAATTATTGACACTTCAGGTACAACAGTTAACTTTACAAATCCAGGTACAACATTATTCTTAAGTTCACAAACAACAGGTGCTGGTGTTACTAACAACTCAATGACTGGTAACTTAAACATTGGTGCAAGTAGAGCAACAGAAAGTAACTTCCAAGCAAACAGTACATTTGCTGATGAGAACTATATTGCGGCAGACTGGGCATACCATTCATTTATTGAAGCACCAGGCGAAGCAGATGCTAACAGTACAGGTATTGGTATTGGTGCTGGAACAGGATTTAGTAACGCTGATCAAATTAGTTTTGTAACTGATGGTGCTCAAAGATTAGTAATAGGCACAGCGGCAATGCTACCAGGTACAACAAGTGTGTACAACATAGGTAGTGCGGCACTAAAATATAATCAAATACATGCAGTTACATTTGAAGGACAGGCTAACACAGCATTATACGCTGACTTGGCAGAGAATTATCTTGCAGACGCAGAATACGAAACTGGTTCAGTTCTTGTGTTTGGCGGTGAACAAGAACTTACAACTACAACACACAAAGGCGACACAAGAGTTGCTGGTGTTGTTTCAGAGAAACCAGGTTACTTAATGAACAAAGGACTTGAAGGTGATCATGTTACAGCGATTGCATTACAAGGTAGAGTTCCAGTGTTAGTAGTAGGCGCAGTTAAAAAAGGCGACATGTTAGTAACAGCAAGTATTCCAGGTTACGCAATAGTTAATAACGCACCAGGTGTTGGTGAAGTTATTGGTAAAGCAGTGAAAGACAAGGACGACCCCGGGTATGGAATTGTTGAAGCAGTGGTAGGGAGAGTCTAATGGCACAGAAAAATATAAACATTGGATCAAGTGCTAACAAGGGTGATGGCGATCCGCTAAGAACCGCATTTAGTAAAGCAGAAGATAACTTTACAGAATTATATTCAAGACTTGTTACAGTAGAAGCACAGTCTGGTATTGCTAATCCAGGTGGTGCTGTAATACAACAAAGTATCATTGGTAGCGTTATAGGTGAAGATTCAACTACAATTATTGATCATGCAACCAGCACAATTATTGCAAATAAAATCACAGGTGATTTAACAGGTAGTGTAGTTGCAGATGATTCAACTGTATTAATTGACGGAGTTTCAGGAACTATTAATGCAGGAGCATTAACAGGTGCACTTCCGGCAATAGATGGTTCATCTTTGACTGGTGTTTTAACAGGTTCTAACACAGGTGTTACAAACTATAATGGTGCTACATTAAATTTTGTAAGCACTACATTTAACGGTTTAGACTTTAGTGACTTAGGTACAACTCCAACAACCTTAGCAGGTTATGGAATCACAGACGGATTACAATTAGGTACAAGTAGTACAACTGCTCTTGCAGGTGACACTGCTTTGTTCTCAGGTGCGTTTGCAGATTTAACAAGCAAACCAACTACAATAGCAGGTTATGGAATTACAGATGCTACATCAACTGCTTCACCGGCATTCACAGGTGCAGTAGACTTTACTGGTGCAACAAGTGTAGACTTTACTGGTGCAACAATATCAGGAACAAGTTTCTTAACAAGTTACACAGAAACAGATCCAGTAGTAGGTGCTATCACAGGAATAGTAAAAGCAGACGGTTCAGGAAACATTTCAGCGGCAGTGGCAGGTACAGATTATCTTACAACCGTTGCGTTTGCTGACCTTACAGGCAAGCCAACTACAATAGCAGGATACGGAATTACTGATGCATTGGCATTGGGTACAAGTAGTACAACTGCTCTTGCAGGTGATACCACTTTTAGTTTTGCAGATATTACAAGTAAGCCAACTACACTTGCTGGTTATGGAATCACAGATGCGGCAAACACTTCAGCAGAAACAACATTCACAGCAGACGTAAAATTTGACACAGGTGTTGAAGAAGCATTTGGTACACTAACAGGATCAACAGGCGTTGTTGCACACGATTGTGATAACGGACACGTATTTTATCACACAGGTGCCGCAGGCGATATCACAGCAAACTTTACGAACTTAGGCTTAACGGCCGAGTACGCAACTAATTTAACAGTAATTATTAACCAAGGTGCTACACCTTATGAAGTTACCGCTGTCCAGATAGGAGGAGCGGCACAGACCATTAATTGGCAAGGTGGCTCGGCTCCTACAGGAAACGCAAACGGAATTGATTCATTCTCATTTACTATATTAAATGATGGTGGCTCTTACGTTGTGCTTGGACAGATGGTAGACTTCACATAATGCCGATATTATCAACAGTAACAGGTAGTTTTTTCGCAGGACGTAGAGCAAACTCATTTGGGGCGCCACCTTGGTCACCTGCAAACGATATCACAGCCGCACTTTGGTTAGATGCTTCAGATACTTCAAGTTATTCATTAAGTGGAAGTAACCTTAATACTGTTACAGACAAGTCAGGAAACTTCACTGTCACCGTCGACGGTACTCCAACACGAAACGCCAGTAGTCTCAACAGTTTAAATACGTGGCTCTTCAACGGTAGTGAAAGTCTAACAACAAATTCAGGATCGTGGGCCAGCAGTGGTAATCACTGGGCCATAGGTGTGTTCCAATGGCACACTACAGATAGCACCAAAGACAGTTTCTGGAGTGCTGACGGATCAAAAACTTATGCTGTTTCAAGCAGTAGGAATGACAACAACTGGGATGGCGAGATAGACTATGACGGTAGCAACAGTATTGTCAGTGGTGTTGCCAAAAACGACTTCACAGTAAGCATTGGTGTTAGCGATTGGACGATTGTCAGCATTGTGTTCAATAAAACAGGTAACCAAATATTTGGTAGATTGAACGGCACTCTAAGAACTGATGTAGACCCTTACAACAATTCGATGAATACCAATGTAAGTGATGTTCGTATGATGCGTAACAGATCAAATGTAAAATTGGATGGTGCTATGGCAGAATATTTCCATGTAGCAGGTGCTCCAGGCACAGGTGGAACTGACATCACAGATGTTATAAAAGCAGAAGGTTATATTGCACACAAGTGGGGTTTAGAGAGCAATTTACCAGTGAGTCACCCATATAAGAGTTCAGCACCATAAGGATAAATATTACAAATAGGAAGATACAATGGCAGATAGAATACCACTTATAGTAGATACAGCAGACGGTAATAAATTAAAAGAGTTACCTATCGGTGATAATTTAAATTTAACAGGATCTGGCATTATCGGTGCAGGTAATATTTCAGCAACAAGTTTAACAGTTGCTGGTGTACTTTATAATCCTTTTAGTGGAAATTATGCAGACTTAACAGGTACGCCAACTATTCCATCTAACACAGATGATATTGTAGAAGGTACTAAACAGTATTTTTCAAATGAACGTGTAGATGATAGATTAAATGATTTCCTTGTAGCAGGAACAGGTATCACACTAACATACAATGATGCGGCTAATACATTAACTATTGGAGCAACTGGCGTTGGTGGCGGTGGAGGTGGTTCAAGTAATTTACCAGGTTTGACTGATGTTACTATTACTGCTCCTGCAAACCATCAAGTTTTAAAATATGACACTACTACAAACAAATGGATTAATAGTTTAGTATCATATAACAACCTTCTTAACTTACCAACTTATGCAACTGTGGCAACAAGTGGTAGTTATAACGATTTAAGTAACAAACCAATTATTCCACTTGACATTGATGATATGTCAGATGTTGACACTTCAACAACACCTCCGACAAACGGACAAGTATTAAAATGGTTAAACAATAAATGGTTACCAGCAGATGATATTACATCAGGTGGTGGCGGATTAAATGCTGACACACTTCAAGGCTTTGCAGGAAGTTATTACTTAGACTGGAACAATGTTACAAGCAAACCTGTTTATCAAGTAGATGACTTAGATGACACAAGTGTAAGTGATGTTACAGCAGGTCAAATTATGCAGTGGACAGGATTAACTTGGGACGCAGTTAATTTTGAATTACCATTCACAAGCATTACAAGTAAACCAACGACACTTGCAGGTTACGGAATTACAGACGCACCAAGTGCCTTAACAGACTTAGGTATTTCAGACGGTGCGGCAAATACAGTATTAACAACAAACGGCTCAGGTACATTTACTTTTTCAACAAACTTATCAGGTGTAAGTTTAGTTAACGCAGGATCAGTTGGATTTTCTTCAGGTGTTACAATTAATGAATTTAGTTCAGACGGAACACTTGCTGGTGATAGTAATACAGCAGTTCCTACAGAGAGTGCTGTAAAAACTTATGTGGACGCACAGGTATCAGGTGGCGGAGGAGGTTCAGAAGGACTTGCTTCAAGATCAACAGCGGCAGTAACAACAAATAGTATTGCTGATGATGTAAGCGAAGATGTTTCTATTACAGGTTTCAAATCATACATGCTAATGAGCATACAAACAACATCAGCGGCTTGGGTAAGACTTTACACAAGTTCAACGGCAAGAACAGCAGATGCAAGTAGAAGTGAAGGTGTTGACCCTGCACCAGACGCAGGAGTAATTGCTGAAGTATTAACAAATGGTGCACAAACTATTGAGTTTGGTCCAGCAGTATTAGGTTGGAACAGTGCAAACGATACAACAATTTATGCGGCAGTGAAAAACAAAAGTGGGGGAACTGCAACAATAACATCTACACTAACTCTACTCAAACTGGAGGGTTAACATGTCTTTAAAGAAGCATGTAGAAAAAAAGATCTACATGGTTACACTTAAGAAAGGTGTAGACAGTGTAGCATTTGCCAATGACATGGAAACACCAGGTGGTTCTTTACACATTCCAGATAGATCAGTAGGTGTACACAATCCAAGACCAGAATCAAGAACAACAGAATATTGGCTTACAGAATCAGAAAAGAATTTAGTCAGCAATGACGAAAGAGTATTAGCGGTTGAACTCAACCCTAAAGATGCAAACTTAGATGTCTCAGAAAATTCAATAATTGAACAGACAGGTTTGTTTGCACGTAATTCAGCAAACACAGCCACAGACTTGAACTGGGGACTTCTACGTCTTTTAGAAGGATCGAATAGAACCAATTGGGGATATTCTACCACAGAAATTAACGACACAATATCATTTAATGCAACTGGTCGGAATGTAGATTTAGTTATTTGCGATGGTGACGGTATATACATCGGACATCCTGAATACAAACAACCGTCAGGACAAGACACCGATGATGGTTCTGCGGAACGCATCGTGCAATATAATTGGTATCAACACAATCCGGCTATCACAGGCGGGTCGGCGGGGAACTACAGTTATAGCAATCCTGGAAGTTACCACGCTAATCACGTAATGGGTACAGCGGGAGGAAACAGACAAGGATGGGCAAGAGATGCGAATTTATATAATCTTTTCTACTATGCTGGCGCTTCTGGTAATACTAATTTTCCTTACGTGTTCGATTACATTAGACAATTTCACGCGAACAAATCCGTCAACGGAAGTACAGGAATTAAAAATCCAACAGTCGTCAACAACTCATGGGGAATGAGTATATTTGGATATCAATGGAGTTTTGATGCTATTGATGCTGTAACCTTTAGAGGTACAAGATTCACACCAACTGGTACTACCACTTATAATGGTACTTCAGGTGTGTTTACTTCTGACACAAGAATAGGAACTTTTACAGCAGATCCAGAAAACATTTCACAACGTATTACAACTTCAGGAAGTGAAGGAACGGTCGGTGGTGACTTTAATGCCATACCAACAGGCTTTGTAAGAACAGGTGGAGAAATTGAACTCAGTTTAAATGTTTTACCTAATGCAAGTTACACAGCAACTATACAAGGACCTGCAACTATTAACTATAAACACAATGTTAGTTCACAAGGAATTACAGGTATATCAGATATTGATCTTACAGTTACAGTTCAAGATTCAAGCAGTGCTACGGTTCAAACTGAATCAGATAGTGCAACATCAGTTGATGGTGGATTTGCTGAAGTTAATATTATAAGTGGAAATATTAGTTTACCTAACAACGAACAATACAGTATTACTTGGCAATCAACTGTTACAGAAGGTACTGATCCAACATCGGCGGCACTGTTAAGATGTACACTTATAGGTTATCAAGGTGGAAGTCCATCAGCAACGGTTACAAGTCTTGGTACAAATATACCTATTGCTTCTACAACAGGATTGACGGCAAGTGTTACGCCTACAACTGGTGGTAATGATGACGGATACTGGACACTTACTGTACCGTTCAATGTAACATTTTTAAATCAAAGTTCACCAACTATCTATATGGGTACAAACAGTTATCTTACATTTGGTGGTGGAGCGACAACTTATTCTGGTATCGATGAGAATACTCCTAACTTTCCAAAGGTTATGGTAACAGCAGAAGACTGTAGTTGTCAAAGAATTTTTTATGGTACTTCAGGTACAGTTGGTAGTAGAATTTATAGATTAGTATGGGAAGGTAATGCAAGTACAAGTGGTACATTAGGTTCGCCTACTATAAGATATGAATATAAATTTTACGAAGCAACACCTACACAGATTGATTTAACAATTGAACAAAATGGTAACAAACAATCATCTGGTTCTTTTACAACAGCACAACTTAATGGTTGGGGATTTATAGCAGGTCAACGTATTCCTGTAAGAGTTGCGGCACTTGATGCAGACATTGAAGATGCCATAGACGAAGGTGTTATTACAATAGGTGCGGCTGGCAACGGTCAATGGAAACATGATGTGCCGGGTGGTCCTGATTGGGATAACACATTTGAAATGAGCGGCAATACATATTATTATATGCGTGGAACTTCACCTACAGCAAATGACGATGATGTAAACGGAACATACGATATACCTAATATTTGTGTTGGTGCTACTGACACAGGTCTTACACAAGATACTGACAGTGTGAGAAAAGATAGAAAAGTATCATTTAGTGACTGTGGTCCTGGCGTTGATATTTACGCTCCTGGCACATCTATCATGTCAGTTTTGAATACAAGTTATTCAGGTGGTGGAACAACAGATCCGAGAAGCGGCGTTACGCCCAGTTATAAAATTGGAAAGATTTCAGGTACAAGTATGGCAAGTCCACAGGTAGCAGGATTGGTTGCATGTTTAATGGAAACATACCCACACTACAAACAAGAAGATGTTAAGGCATACATAACAAGCAAGTGGGCAGTAGATGGACAACTATATGATGCAGTATCTACAGACGATCCAACAGATACAGATGACTTACAAGGTTCACCTAACAAACACGCAAAGTACAATTTCGAACGTCCTTTGACTGGTACAGTACACCCTAAAAAAGATTATAATTTAAGACCTACAGCAGGTGCATTATATCCAAGGGCAAAACGTACAGTTAGGAAGAGACCACCAGAATAGGATAAATATTAGTATGGCAATACAAACAGTTAATATCGGCGGCGTAGCAAATGACGGAACAGGTGATGATTTACGTGAAGCGTTTGTAAAAGTTAATAATAACTTTACAGAACTTGACAATCGTAATCCTGAACAAACAACTGCATCTAACTTAGGTACAGAAGGACAAGGTGTATTTGCACAAAAGACTGGGTTTGATTTACAATTCAAAAAGATCAGAGCAGGCGGAAATGTTACTGTTACATCAGATAGTACAAATGTTACTATTGCAAGTGTTGGCGGTTTACAACAGTTAATTGTTGCTACAGATAGCGGAAACATTACACTTGCTGAAGGTGATACATTTACTATTGCAGGTGGTACTAATGTAACCACAGCACAGAACGGCGCAAGTGGTATTACAATTAATTCTGCAACAGAATTAAGCACAGACGCTACACCAGTTTTAGGTGGTGATTTAGATGCTAATAATAAAACTATTTTAAACGTAAGAGATGCACAAACTACAGTATATGGCATTGACGTAAGAGATATTTACGGATTTAACTTTGGTAACATTACAGGTAGTACATCAAGCATTATTGAATTTTTAGGTACAGCAACTAACGTTGATTTAGGTACAATTGATGATCCAGGGATACAAGAAGACAGTACCATTGCAGATGTTTCAATTGATAACGGTACAATCCTCAACCCGCTATAATCATAGCCACAATATTCCGATAAATACTATTGAATAAGGAATCAAAATGGCAACCATCTGGACTTTAAAAACAGGATCTAATTTAGGTATATTTGCAGAAAATGCGACTATACGTTTTGCTTTACCTGTTAACACAGTATCAAACACTATAAGCACAGTAAAAGTTATTAGTGGATCATTACCAGGCGGACTTAGAATAGATGGATTATATATTGTTGGTACTCCGTTTGAAGTAGAAAGATTAACAGAATCAAAATTTGTACTTAGAGCAACTGATAGTTCAGGTGCTATTGAAGATAGAACATACACAATATTAATTGACGGTGCTGATGAACCTGAATGGATTACAAAAGAAGGACTAATTGCTGTTGATCCTAATAGCAAATATTTTGTTCTTGATAATACTGTTTTAGACTTTCAATTACAAGCCATAGATCCAGACTTACCTGCAGGTGATACACTTGAATATTTCATTGCTGATGACGATGGCGAATTACCTCCAGGAACAAGACTTACAACAGACGGAAGAATTGTTGGATTAGTTGAACCAGTACTTGCATTAGATAAACGTGCAGGCAGTGGTCATTATGATGCAAACGTATATGGTACGTTTCCTTTCGACTTTGGTGAAAGAAGTGCTAACGGTTACGATAGTTTCTTTTATGATGTACGTATATACGATGACAGAATTCCAACAAGACAACCAAGAAAATTAAATAGATATTACGAGTTTATTGTTAGTGTTAGCGATGGAGATACTATTAAGAAACGTAAGTTTCAAATCTATCTTGTAGGTGATGACTTCTTAAGAGCAGACAATACTAAAATGCAAATTGCAAACGGATTGTTTAGTGCTGACAATACATACTTAAGAACACCTGTTTGGTTAACTCCAGGAAACTTAGGTTTCAGACGTGCTAATAACTTTCTTACATTTTTCCTTGACGTATTAGATACAGAAACAATCTTAGGAAGATTAACTTACACACTTGAAGCACTTAATGATGACGGTAGTACAAGTGAATTACCACCTGGTATGCAAATAGATAGTAGCACTGGTGAAATTGCAGGTCGTGTACCTTATCAACCAGCAGTTACAAAAGAATATAAATTTACGGTTAAAGCAACAAGACTTGGTGGCGTACCAGAAACAATTCTTGCAACAAAATCAAAAACATTTACAGTTAAAATATTAGGTGAAGTTGATTCAACTATTAAATTTACAACTCCAGCAAACTTAGGAAATATTAGTGCAAACTTTATTTCAACAAAAAGTATAAAAGCAACAACAACTGTTCCAGACTCAAGATTGTTATATAGCATTGTATCAGGTAACTTACCTTCAGGATTACAATTAGACATCAGTGGAGAGATAATTGGTAAAGTGAATCAATTTGGTACTGCTAATAATCCAGGACTTACGGTCTTTGATAGTGGTGCAATGACATTTGATGGTGCTAAAACTATATTAGATAGAGAGTTTAAATTTACAGTAAAAGCAGAAGACCGTTTTGGATTTAGTGCAGTTGAACAAGAGTTTACACTTGATGTTCTTGATCCAGATGATAACTTGTACAGTAACTTATATATGAAGCCTTTCTTAAAGTCAACTGTTAGAAGTAGTTATGAAGCATTTGTTTCTGATCCAAGTATCTTTCCACCAGACCTTGTTTATAGAGCAGGTGATCCGCAGTTTGGTGTACAAAAAGAAATTAAGATGTTAGCATACGCAGGTATACTTACACAAAATATTAGAAACTATGTAGCGGCGGCGGCAAAGAATCATAAACGTAAAAGTTATAAAGTAGGTGAAGTTAAAAAAGCAGTAGCAAAGAATCCGGGTAGCAATGACATAGTTTATGAAGTTGTATATTTAGAAGTGTTTGATCCTGCAGAACCATCTAAAGGCAAAACTGCAACACAGTTTAAAAGTAGAAACAGTAATAGCATTACAGTAGATAGTATTTCTTTTGAAGCACAAGATGATAAGACTGCATTAGGAACAGGTTCAAGTGCATTTGATCTTGGTGTTAGAGGTACAGGTACACCTACAATTAGAGTACAAAGTATTGGTAATGATTTAGAAATTATTACAAGAAGTGGTCGTGTTGTATTTCCTACAGTAGGTAATATTACAGTAACAACAAGATTAGGTACTACAGTTACAAGTGTACAGGAATTCATAATTGAACAAGCAGAACCATATAGATTTAGACCAATTACTAACACACTTAAAGTTGACAGCAGTGCAGTCAAAGTAAGTCAGGATAACGACAACACCAAATACATATCAAATCTACGTAATATGAGAGATAGGATATCTGAAACAGGTGTTACAGAACGTGACTTTTTACCACTTTGGATGCGTACAACACAAGAGAGTAGTGTACAAGAATTAGGGTATACAAGTGCGATACCCATTGTTTATTGTCAAGCCGGACAAGCAGACCAAATAATGCTTAATATTAAGAATAATAACTTCAATTTTAAAACAATTGACTTTGATATTGATAGATACATTATAGATAGCACTACGGGCAGTTCAAACGACCAATATATACTGTTCGCAAATTATGAACACAATATATAAACAGATAAATAAAAGCATAGAGAGGTAATAAAATGGCAAGTAATATTGATGATGTAAGCATTAACTCAGCATACCCTGTAGCAGGTCAAGATAATGATTCACAAGGGTTTAGAGATAATTTTGGTACAATCAAAAGCAATTTCGTTGCATCAAAAGCAGAAATTGAAGCACTACAAGATAACACAGCAAAAAAGAACGAAGCGAATAACTTCTTAGGAAATAATATTTCCAACGCCAATTTAGTTGACGTAAGTGAAGAATTAAACGCTGGTGGTACTGTTCAAGCCTCTCAGAACATTGACTTCCAGTTTGGCCCAGTTCAAACTTTTATTATCAGTGGTGATGTTACACTTACAACAACTGGTTGGCCTGAGTCAGGCAAGGTTGGTAAGATTAGAGTAATACTTGTTAACGATGGTACAACACGTACTTTAACTATTGGTACTGAAGCAGGTTCAACATTAAAATATCATAATGATTGGCCATACAGTTCACCAAAGAATGAAATCTCAGTAACTAACGACACCAATCCTATTGTAATCGATTTTTGGACTTACAATGCAGGTTCAACTATCTTTGTAAAATACGACGGCACATACGCGGCATAGTTATGATTCATCCGCATCATGAAGACTTAAAAGAACTCACGACTCCGCAAATTGAGGAGAAGTTAACACAACTTTCCAAAAAGTATTTCATGACACGCAACCCTGAAGTCCAAATGCAAATGTCTATGATATTAGACGGATATCGAGATGAACTCCGTACACGCTATAGAAAAGAAATGAGCGAAAACGGCGATAAAGATCTTGACAATCTCATTAATATCAGTTAAAATACATACATGCTTATAAAAACAGACTCTAACGGAGTTCCCACATTTACGAATCAAAACTTAATCGATATGATCTATACAGGATCTATTGACAAGTGTCATATTGTTCTTTGTGATAAGAATGATGAACTTGAACAGTTTAACAAGTGGGCAAAGGAATTTGGTAATCCTGAATTACAATTTTATGTTCCGTTAGATGTAGATCAAAAAACATTTGATGGTGTATGCCAAAGTGATTGGTTTATGCCAAAGAAGTATAAAGAGATCAATCCAAATAGATGGTTAGAAACTAAACTGATGGAAGAACTACAAATTGATGATCCTGTAGCACTTCGAGATACACCCGAATGGATTAGGGTAACTGATGAACTTACAGAATATTTTGGTCGTGGTATGTATCCATTATTACAGTATATGATATATTTGGTAGACTTCATGCGTGAGAATAATATAGTATGGGGCGTAGGTAGAGGATCAAGTGTGGCAAGTTATGTGCTATATTTGATTGGTATTCACAGAATTAACTCAATTCACTTTGACCTGGACTGGCACGAGTTCCTGAGATAAGTAAACATATAATAGGAGAATATTATGGCAGTACAACAAAAAGGACGTAAGGTCTACAAGTCAATGCAAGGCAAACAAGTTGACATGGATTTATTACGTCAAAAGAACGAACTTACTCCGGCTGTAGGAAATGCTCGTGTAAATGCACGTGGTGATGAATTAGGTCCGGGCGGTAAGATCATTAGAAAACGTGAAGACGTTATGGCTGACTATTACAGAGACAATCCTAATGTTGTTGCAGATGAACAACCTGTAGCAAAAAAGGCTGAACCTGTAGAAGCAGTTGTTAATGAAACACCTGTTGCTAAAAAGGCAACTAAAAAAGTTGAGAAGGAAACTGTTGTTGAAGACGAATGGGTCGAAGACGACGATGGCAATTTTGTAAAAAGAGGTGACTAATGAGTTTAGACTACGAAGCAATGGCGGCTGGAAAGCCTGCTGTTCCAACTAAAGTAAAAGGTAGTATCAGACCTATCCATAATCGTGTTATTGTAAAGAACATGAACTTCGGCGAACAAAAGACCGCAGGGGGAATTATTATTACAAGTGATGATGGTAAAGATAGAGGTATTAAGCCACGTTGGGGACAAGTTGTTTCCAAAGGTAAAACAAATACTGATCCTTATGAAGTAGATGATTGGGTTCTTGTAGAACATGGTCGCTGGACACGTACATTCCAAGTTGATGTAAATGACGATGGTAATTACGTAGACATGCGTACAGTTGAAGCAGAATCAATTCTTGCTTGGTCAGATGAAACACCTGAAGACGTTGCATTTGGAAGTTATACAGATGCTGGAGATAACGAAGCACATAGGCCAGAAGACTTTGGCGCAAATTAAGAAGTGGAAGTAAAGTTGAATAACGTAGATCTAAACAAGTACAAAGATTTTGTAGAAAAGGTTACCTCATTACAAAGTAATGAAACAGGCGGACTAACTTCACAGTTAGAAAAATTAGAAAAAGATAGTGGTGTTAATATGGCACTACTATTAACTGGTGCAATTGGCATCGCATCAGAAGGAGGTGAATTTGCTGAAATTGTTAAAAAATGTATATTCCAAGGTAAACCATTGGATGCAGACACAGTATTTCATGCTAAACGAGAACTTGGCGACATCGCTTGGTATTGGATTAACAGTTGTCGTGCTTTGGGCCTTGACCCTAATGACGTCTTAGAAGAAAACGTAAACAAATTGAAATCAAGATATCCGGGTGGCGAATTTGATGTACACTTTTCGGAGAATCGCAAAGACGGCGATCTTTAAAAAAGACTTGACAAACGTCCCGTTTGCAAGTATAATAATACTATGAATACAGGAATAACATTCTCATCGTTTGATCTGTTCCATAGTGGACACGTTGCTATGCTCAAAGAAGCAAAAGCAAACTGTGATTTCCTAATAGTAGGATTACAAACAGATCCTACAATAGACAGACCAGAAAAAAACAAACCAATACAGAGTGTGTTTGAAAGATATGTACAACTTGAAGGTTGTAAGTATATCGATCAAATTATTCCATATGCAACTGAACAAGATATAATTGATATTCTATTAACTTACCAAATTAATACTCGTTTTATTGGAGAAGAATATAGATCAAAAGAGTATACAGGTAAAGAATTATGTGTTGACAAAGGCATAGAAATATACTATAATAAAAGGCAACATTCATTTAGCACAAGTGAATTAAGAAAAAGGATAAACCAGGCATGAAAGAACTATGGGTAGAAAAGTATCGTCCTAAGACAGTAGAAGGATATGTTTTTAGAGATGAACATCAAAAGAATCAAGTAAAGCAATGGATCAAGGAAGGAACGATTCCGCATTTGCTATTCAGTGGTAACGCAGGTATAGGTAAGACAACACTTGCAAAACTATTGTTTAATGAACTTGAACTTAATGATTTAGATATATTAGAAATTAACGCAAGTAGAACAAACTCTGTAGAAGATGTACGTGATAAGATTGTAAACTTTGTACAAATGATTCCATTTGGTGAGTTTAAGGTTGTACTACTTGATGAGGCAGACTATTTGTCGCCTAACGCACAAGCGGCGTTGCGTGGTGTGATGGAAGAATATCACACAACAAGCAGATTTATCCTAACTTGTAATTATCCTAACAGAATTATTCCTGCATTGCACAGTAGATGTCAAGGCTTTCATATTGAACGTATTGATCAAAATGAATTTACTGCTCGTGTGGCACAAATTTTAATTGACGAAGGTGTTACTCCAGACTTAGATACACTTGACACTTATGTAAAAGCAACTTATCCTGATTTACGTAAATGTATTAACATGGTGCAAATGAATGCAGTTGATGGTGCTTTACAAAAGCCACAAGAAGGTGATACAGGTGAAGCAGATTATAAACTTGAGATGGTTGAATTATTTAAAGCAGGAAAAATTAATCAAGCAAGAAAACTTGTTTGTAGTCAAGTACGCCCAGATGAAGTAGAAGATATCTACAAGTGGATGTATGATAACATTGCATTGTTCGGTGACGAAGAAAAACAAGAAAGTGCAATACTTGTAATTAAACAAGGCTTGGTAGATCATACTCTTGTTGCAGATCCTGAGATTAACTTGGCGGCGACCATGATTAGATTAGCACGTCTTTAATATTAATAAGTAATAATATGACATACCTTGTAAATGAGAATTGTATTAAATGCAAACACATGGACTGTGTCGAGGTATGCCCTGTAGATTGTTTTTATGAAGGTGAAAACATGCTTGTTATTAATCCAGATGAATGTATTGACTGTGGTGTATGCGAACCTGAATGTCCTGTAGATGCAATTATTCCTGATTCACAAGATACTGGCAAACGTTGGTATGATATAAACACAGAATATGCAAACAAATGGCCAAACATTGCAGTAAAAGATATTAGCGATGTTCCGGAAGATGCAGAAGACTGGGCAGACGTTCCTGATAAGTTTAACAAGTATTTCTCGCCCAAGCCAGGAGGAGCAAGTGACTGATTTTAAAATACAAAAGTTAAGAGCAAGCCATATTTTAATTAGCCACCTGGGTGCTACTGCACAAACAAGTAACCGTCCTGCACCAGCGGCAGAACAAGAAGCCGGTTTTATTATTCAAGATATTATAGAAGGTTTACTAACTTTCGATCAAGCGGCAAAAGAACATAGTGCTTGTAGAAAAAGTGCAAAGAATGGTGGCGACTTAGGGTGGTTTCACTATCCAGGTGATATGGAATACGAAATTGCTAAACCTATAAGTGGAATAAACAAAGACGAAATGCTTACATTTCCAATTAAAACTGAGTACGGTTATCATATATTACTAAGGACGGGATAGTTGGAAGACTTTTTTCAAGTAACACCATTAATTTCACAAGAAGAATTCGACGTAATACAAGTCAGTTACGGCAATTCTGATACACTTAATCCTATACTTGAAAAGAAGATATATGATATGGGTGATGAGTTACAACATAGAAGCAATGTAAAAGCGGATATGACTGACTTTAGACTATACGAAGATCCTGACTTTAAAAAGATATGCGACTTTGCTATAATGCAATGTATTAATAGCATAGAAGGATTAAGTCAACGTGGCGCACAAATGATGCGTTGGGATATAATTGACTGTTGGGGAATGGTTTATAGAACAGGAGTAGGTCATCATACAGTTGAACATGCTCACTGGCCTGCTACATTTAGTTTTGTATATTATGTAAATGCATGTGAGAACTGCTCCCCGTTACAGTTTACAAGATCAAACTTTAAGGTCAAACCAAGAACTGGATTGATGGTAATATTTCCGGGGAACACAAGTCATAATGTACCACATCAGGATTGCAGTCATGATAGAGTTGCAATATCAGGCAACATCAGTGCAACTATAAACAAGAAGGAACAGGAACATGCAAGTTAAATTAGTAAGTTATTCAAAGCCTACTGAAGATTATAAAGATAATTTAGAAAATGTACAAGACCTTATTGCGTTTTGTGCCAGAGTAAGTAATCCAAGTAACCAAATGAATAAAGAAACTAATGAAAGACTTATCAAGTATCTAATTAAACATCAACATTGGTCACCATTAGAGATGGTTAGTGCTTGTTTAGAAATACAAACTACAAGAGATATTGCACACCAGATTGTAAGACATAGAAGTTTTAGTTTTCAGGAGTTTAGCCAACGTTATGCTAATCCAGATGAGCAGGGCGATATGTTTGAATACAGTGAAGCAAGACTTCAGGACGAAAAGAATAGACAAAACAGTATTGAAGTTGATGATGAAAAACTACAACTTGATTGGTTACACGCACAAATGCGTATTGCACATTTAGCCAAAAAAGAATACGATTGGGCAATTAAAAAAGGCATTGCAAAAGAACAAGCACGTAAGGTTTTACCAGAAGGTATTACTAAAACAACATTATATATGAATGGTACATTACGTAGTTGGGTTCATTATATTGAATTGCGTGGTGCTAATGGTACACAAAAAGAACACATGGAAATTGCCCATGCTTGTGCCAAAGTAATAGCCACAATATTCCCTCTTGCTGAAAACCTCCAATAAGTAACTATATGTTTAACTATATTAAGAGTCTTTTTTCAGACGACACACCTGTGATTAATTTTGCTTGTGCGAATTGGGGAGTACGTAAGTATGCACCAATACAACCTGCAGGTAAATTTTTTCCAGAAAAGTTTAAAGAGATGAGTCCTTACTATGAAAAAGGTAAGCATAATATAGATCATCATAAAACTGTTAGAGCATGTCCAGGTATTACAGATTACATGAGCATGGGATTTGTTATTCCTGCATTTTGTGATATAGAAATTACACCTACACCAGATGGAAAGTTTGTAGAAACACGTTACAGTGAACCTACTTACAATGATGCCTTTCATCCTGAAGAACAATTAGGCAATTTTCTAAGTGAAAAGTTTCCTGTTAGAGGTGCAGTTAAATTAGACAATCCTTGGTTTACTTGGAACAAGGTTGGATACAGTACTTTATATCTTCCTATGTATTATCACGAAGGTAAGAACTGGGAAGCAGTTCCAGGTGTAATGGATCACGATACAGGTGCTCCACAGAGTCCTATTAATATTATGTTAAAAGAAATTAAACCCACTATGATTAAGATGGGTGAACCATTAGTTCAAGTTATTCCGTTTAAGAGAGAATCGCAAGTTGCAAAGACATTTGAACTAAACGAAACTGCTATCAAACGACATCAAGCAGTGTCCAGCCTACATAATATTACATACGCAGGCTGGATCAAGTGGGTTAAACAAAAGAAATATTATACTGTTGACGCAACTT